GGAAGTCGTGAGTTCAAATCTTACTGTAGGCTCCAGTTTCAGCAGGTCGTTCCTAGCTGGAAATCCCGAAGAGGGCTTTTAACGGAAATGGGAGGACGCTCCCTAAAGTCGTCGGAGTCGAGCAAGCATCTCAACGATGCTCAAATGGCAAGCACTCTGGTGTGTTTTTATTCCAGAGGAGAGAACCAACCTCTCCCTGTGCCCCAGTGATGGGAACGAACGCCGCTGATCGGTTATGAGGTATCACAGTCCCTTGGTACGGAAGCTGCGGCATGGGACGCTAATTAAGGAAGAGTGGCCGAGTGGTTGAAGGCACCGCACTGTAAATGCGGCTCGAAAGACACGGTGGTTCAAATCCATCCTCTTCCACCAAATTCAAGGCCGTTAGCTTATTTGGTAAAAGCACTTGACTCATAATCGAGATACAGATCGGTTCAAATCCGTCACGGCCTACCATAATGTACAAAATGAAAAGTGTTATTGGAAAGTACCCGAGTTGGTAGCAGGGGGCGGACTGTTAATCCGTTGGCGAAAGCCCACCGTTGGTTCGAGTCCAACCTTTCCAGCCATTTTAAGTCGCCACTGTTGACGAGACAGGGGTGCATGAGGGGAAGAGTCGTCTAGTATGACGACTATGTAAGTGTAAGAACGGCTACGCAACAGCCGATAGAAACACGCAATAGAGACTCTTATAGCAAGTCACCTTTTAGTAGGGTCTTGCGTGTCCCTGTTGCGGCTAACTGGTGACTTGACTATAGGAGTTTTAGATATGTTCCATTACAGTAGACAAGGGAACCCCGTAATCACATGTGAAGCTGGTAGAGTCCCCGTGATTATGGAGAATACAATAGAGAATCATGAGGGGTGTTGGGTGTGGACTGCCCGTACTCGTGGCGGGTATGGAGCAGTGTATCTCTTTGGAGAGGACACTCTTGTCCATAGGATGTCTTATGAGGCATTCGTGGGGCCGATACCAGAAGGGCTGCACATACGCCATAGATGCCACAATAAGCGATGCTGCAACCCCCTCCACTTGGAGCCGGGTACTGATTATGACAATTGGCTGGATATGCTCGTTGATGGGCACACTAGGCTAATAGAGCAAGATGGTTCAGATAATATAATGTCCAAGCTCACAGAAAAACAAGTGTATGAAATAAGAGAGAAGTATAAGACAGGGAAGTTCCTCACAAAAGAGCTGGCTGAACAATATGGTGTTGCTAGGAGGGTGATAGAGAGGACTATTAGCGGCGTTGCATATTCTTGCTACACTGAAGTTCCCCCGTATGATTGGAGGGATTTGGACGTGGACATATTCATGAACCGTTTGACTAGGAAGGGTAGGCAGACTATACGAAAGTTGCTCGCAGACGGGTACACTCAGGCGGAAGTAGTAGCGATGACGAACTTTACTGGGAAGATGGTCTATAATGTTTCCGCCAATAAACATAAGGACTAAGAATGACAACTAAAGTTAAGACAGAAGAAGGTAAGCCCAAAAACGTCGGAGGACGGCCTAAAGGCGCGAAGAACAAGGTCCGATCCCCACTTCGTAAGACACAACGCGAGATTGAGAAGTTTGAAGTTCAAGCACTGAAGAACATTGAACGTAGTGTTAATGGTGAGGAAGTGGACAAGGAAGTATTGACAACTTCCAAGTGGGTGATTAACACCAAGATCACCATTAGTCGTGCTGCAACAGCTGAAGAACAACTTGAGCATGGTATTAGACAAGCTGAAGAAGCGGATATTGAAGTTCAAGCAGAGGAAGATGAGCAGCCGAAGGTTAAGTTTAGTTTGCATGTTTTGCCGACAGCAAAAGATTTGGAAGACAAATAACTGTAACAGGTAGTGTACATTCTTAGTTGAATGTTAACTATCAGCAACAAAAAGAGGAGGAAAAGTGAACACATATAAAGTGACAGTGAAAGGGAATGATATCCTTGGTATCCAGTGGCTTCACAATATTGTGAAGATTGCCAACATGGGTGGTGTGATTGAAGAACGGTTTCACATCAAGACATCGTTTCCTCATGAAGTAACAATGCTTGTTCAGACAGAAAATGATCTTCGTCTTGAGACAGACATGAAGGCCGGTATCATTGTTTATCCGGTTATGGTGGCAAAAACTCGTGAAGAGATGGAAGCCCTTGATTGGGAAGAGTTTAAACGCGAGTGTAGAGCATGGGGTATCGCTGGACGCCACCGGGATACAATGACCAATCTTTACATGGCTGCTACAGAGCAGTCTGATGGCGTTAAGGTAGCTGGGAAAGAGGACGCTTCTGTCAAGAAGAAACCATCCAAGAAGCCTGTAAAGAAGCCTGAGAAGAAGGAACCATCTCCGAAGGAGTCAACTCCCGAGGAAGATGCGGGAGTTGACACTAACACGGAAGAGTAAGTTGCTTGACGTAGCACTTTGATTAGGGTATAGTCAGAGTGCTATAATGAAGCAATTTTAAGGTTTGCAGACTCGTCGGGAGACGCTCTGCTTTCTATGTGGATGACAAGAGATTGCAAGCTCTTCTGATTGCCTGTTCCAGTCAGATAGTCCACACCTATTTAATCTGAACAGGAGATGGAATGAATTACAGAAAGGTCTACGACCAACTGGTTGAAAAAGCAAAGCCTCGTGGGTTAGATAAAAACAAGCATGAAGGTTATTTTGAGATTCATCATATTGTGCCCCGTTGTATGGGTGGCGGAGATGAAGAAGAAAACCTTGTGATGCTTACAGGACGAGAACACTTTGTGGCGCATATGCTTTTGTGGAAAGCATATCCTGATAACACGCCGTTAGCGTATGCGGCGATGATGATGAGTAACCGAGCCGTTTGCAAGGTGAACTCCCACACTTACGCTGCATTGAGAAGGGATTTTTCCGCTAAGGTTTCTGATGCTAAGCGGGGAAAACGGTATAAAGACAGGATAGGGGAGAGGTTCGGGAAGCTGCTAGTAGTTGAATTGGCAGACTTCTATATCTCCCCGAAAGGTTATCGGCAGGCGCAATGGGTGTGTGAATGTGATTGCGGAGGGTATGTTACGGTTCCGTCAAGCAGCCTTGTAAGCGGCAACACAAAGTCTTGCGGGTGCCTTCCGGTTGAAATTGGAAAGTCTTATGCTGGGGAGAATAATCCATTCTATGGTAAAAAACATACCGCAGAAACTCGGGAAAAGTTCAAGAAGCGTAAGGTTTTGAGGGGAAAGGACAATCCCAACTACGGTAGAGTGTGGTCGGCAGAGGAGAGAAGGAAGGCCAGTGAAAGCCGTAAGGGTATTCCTTGGACAGAAGGAAGAAGGGCGAGTTACGTTCCCCGTCTTGGAGAGGATCATCACTTTTACGGTAAACAGCATACTGAAGATACTCGCCAAAAGATAAGCAAGATACTTAAAGACAAGAACATGAAGGCTTGGGAGATGCCGCAAGTAAAAGGGTATCCCGAGCATGAGGCTAAATGGGCCATGTGCGGATACTACTATACTCTCTGGAAGAATAGTGGTGAGATGGGGTTAAAGAGATTTACCAAACTATACAATGAGATTCACGAAGACGAAGTTTCACTTGCCTACTTCACCAATCCGAGACTTAAGTTTGTAGAGGGCTGGGTTCCAGAGGAAGACCCAGATTGGGTGTCTTTTAGGGATAACTATTTTGAGGGGAGGGATGATGGGAAATATAATCGGACCTGCCAGTAAACCACAAGAGTTGTTTTTGACCTTGAGGGACGGGACAGGGAAAAGAAGTAAGTACGCTACAGAAGAAGGCGAAGAAGTAGATATTATTTTCTACGGTGGGCAAGCCGGTGGAGGAAAATCATTCGCAAGTTTGCTTCACCACATGAAGTACTGTCACATCCCCCATTATAAGGGAATTACTATTCGTCGGACCACCCCAATGCTTACCAAGCCGGGAGCTATTTGGGACGAAGCAAAGTCTCTTTACCGGGAGTTTGATCCGACAGCAAAGATTCGTTTGAAGGACATGAAGATAACCTTTGGCCCTGTCAAGAACCCTGACGCAAGGGCTGAGGTTTCTTTTACACACTTTGAAAGAGTGGACGACACAGATAACTTCCAAGGGTTAATTAGTGGCCCCTTCACACAGTAATGTGTGTCGAATAAGCTCTCTAAACGGGGGACATCCTTACAGGACAATCCCGTGCTAAATGAAACTACGTTTCTAAATGCCGAACGACTAGCCGAATGGTGTAGGACCAAGTGGTCCGAAACGGGAGCCTTCCCTTTGGGAAGAAGATATAGTCTGACCTGTGTAGCGATACACAGCAGCCACAAGGCGGGTATAGATTAACGACCTATACTGAACAGTTGCACAGTTATCCAGTGCGGTACTTGACGAACTTTGCCAATTCGAGGAAAGTCAATTTCTCTATATATTGTCTCGTTTGCGTACAAAAGCAGACATGAAGCCAGTTATTAGGGCTACGATGAACCCTGACCCCGATTCGTGGGTTAAGAAATGGGTGTCATACTATCTTTATCCAGAAGGTCACCCAGAGTTCGGAAGGCCAGACCCCTCTAAGCAGGGAAAGGTAAGATGGCTTGTTCGCAACGGTAATGACATGATCTGGACCGAGACTCGTGAGGAAATGTTCGAGAAACATGGACGCAGAGATGAGGATGGGAACCTGCTTCCTGAAACAGATCGGAGGCAGATCAAACCACTGTCCTTCGCATTCCTATCGGCATCAGTATATGACAACCCTTATATTGATGACAACTACATTGCCTTCCTTGAGGGGCTTGAGCGAGTAGAGAAGGAGATTCTTCTTTACGGGTCATGGGAAGCTCGTAAGCAATCTCTCGGAATGATTCGTCGTCAAGATTTTATTGAAAAAGACGAGGCTCCGGGGTGGGATGAGATTGTAATGTCCGTTAGGGCTTACGACTTCGCTTTCACGAAAAAGAGTGAAACCAATCTATCGCCCGACTACACTTGCTCGGTCCGAATCTCCCGATTGAAGTCGGGGGATTACTTCATTCATGATGTGAGGCAGGCCAGATTATTGCCCGGAGAGTGGCTTGACTTCATTCTCGAAGCAGCCAAAGATGATGGCCCGAAGGTACAGGTCGTTTTACCTCTTGATCCCGGACCCGGCGCACGGTTTACGAACCAAGTATTATCCAAGCAAATATCTGAAGCTGGGTACTTCGTGAAGCAGATGCGAAGTCAGGGGGCTAAAATCGACAGGTTCAAGCCATTTGCTTCAATGGTCATGAACGGTGGTATGCAGATATTAAAGAACTGCTGTACCGACTATGAGAATGGTATTTATAATGACAACACGTTCTACTACAACCAGCTTGAAACTTTCGATGGTAGGATGGGTGTTAGGAAGCGTGGGGAAGCCGGACATGACGACCTGTGTGATGCGTCCGCTGACGCCTTCGAGGCAGCGGCAACAAGTATCAAAATCCCCGACATCTCTTACGGATTGAAGAACCTCAATCTAACAACATCTAATCCATTTCTGGATTAACAATATTTTCAATATCAACTTTAAGGAGGAATACCCTTGCCTGAAAGAACCTCTGCTGGGGATGCTCCTGTAAACGAGA